CTGTCCTGGTCATACACAGTCTGGAAGATGCTTGAGACCACACCTGGGCCCACGCCGCCAGTCGAAAAGACCTCATAGGTCTTTCTGTTTGCCGAGCCGCTGATGTCCGCACCGACAACATCGACCAGCTGAGACAGCGTGGTGGCGGACGAGCCGATGCTTGCAGCGTTCAGTTCCTTGAATGTCGACATGTCTCTCTCTTAGGTCTGCGAGATGTTCACTTCAATATCGTAAGCAGCGCCAGATTGCGCTCCCCTCACGCTAATGAAAGTGCGGATTAGGGTCTTGTCGTTCTTCGTGCCGTAGATGTCGAAGACTGAGGTCGAGATCGCACGAGATGCAACCGTGAACTGCGCGGTGGAACCACCGGAGGAGCTCACTGTGCCGGTCTGTGTGATGAAGTAGGTCACAGTGTCGCCCGAGCCGATGATGTCGGGAGTCTTCCCAGACAGCGTCAGGAAGCGATTGTTCAGTGTGACCTCGTACACCTGATCGATCAGCTCAGGGTCGATGCTCTCCCCTGAGACGATCGTCTGTTGGACTACAACCGTGGAGGTCCCCGATGTGAGGAGGCTGAGCACGTTGCTCGTCAGAGAGCTGACAAGTGTCAGCCTCGGAACGTATGTGAGATTCTGGCTGGAAACGGATACGATCTTGTACTTCTGGGCGATGCTCTCTGCAGTGATCGCCTCGAGGACAGGTGTGTTCTTCTCGATCTTTTCCTTGCCTACGTCGATCCCGTACTGCTTGATGATGGTGTAGTCGACCTCATCGTCGCTCAGAGCGAACTTGACGATGGAGAAAGAGCCGTCGTTCTTTGACAGGAACTCACGTCCCTTCTTGGTCAGGACGCAGTCGATGGAGATGTTTGCGGTATCGTGAGGGAGAGTTCCCATAGTGACCTCCTGCTAATTATCAGCTGTCTGGATCGCCGAAGAAAGCTCAGAGCGACGTGAAGAACCCTGAGAATGAGACCTCATCCGGTTCTGCCTCCAGGGCGGTCGCGGGGTCGGCGAGAAGGCTCGAGGACAGATACAGCGCGCCTGCGGCTGCGTACTTCGAAGTTGTCAGGACGATCTTCTCCGCCAAGCATGAGTCTTCGTTGATCAGAGAGATGGTGAAGCTCGCGTCCTCAACGAGGTTCTCCTTGAAGCCTGAGGTGTGTTCCAGTGTGAGCAGCTCCGCATCCAAGAAGGTGACGAGCTTCTTTGAGCCCGACACACGGACCACGTCTGCGAATGTGTCCTCGTTGATATAGAGGTTGGGGTACGGCTTAGGCGCGCCGGCCCGAGAGACCATTCTCACTGAGAGCGCGTTTCGGGCCCTCCTGAACACCGCACCCAGCTGGACTGAGTATCCTGAGCTGAGGCCGTGAGCGTCCACAGAGACCACTGCATAGATGTACTCTTTCTCTTTCTGGACTGCGTCGTAATAGAAAGCGCGGACGATCTCTGTCTCTGTGATGATCTTCTTTGGATAGCTTTCACTCTGCACTTCCTTGATGCCTGAGTCATCGAAGTCGATCACCTGCAGCAGCTGAAAGGCTACATCCTCATCGCTCCGCCTGAACACTTGGAAGTACTTGATGTCCTTCTGACTGTTCACGGGGAGCGACCACGTGAGCCTCACAAGGCTCATCTCGTAGTCGTAGGACACCCGAAAGTCCTCCGGAGGAGGAGGTGGGACCTCGTCCACACACGCGACGAAGGTCTCGGCACTCTCTCCTGAGCTAGCTACCAGGAATCTGACCGTCCCGGTTCGTCCAGACTCCGAGAACACTGCCGGAATCTCGCGCATGAAGACAGCGCGAACTCTGTACTTGTACATCGCGCCGTAGTTGACCTGTATGTCGCGAATAGAGGTGATGTTTGCCCCTGTCACCAAGATGGAGGGGTAGGACGTGATCTCCTCGTTGTTCACCTCGTACTTCTCGATGATGTATCCGACAAGGACAGAGCGGTAGGCGGAGGATGAACGCTCAGTCGTGTAGAAGGGTGTAACAGAGATGTCGTATCCCGAGGGGTTGATGCCCAGGACAGCTGACTCCGCTCTAGCTGTGGCTTGGATCGTTGCGCTCGCCTCCAGATACTCAGCCACTTCTGGGTTGAGAAGGTGGCTCGTGTTATGAGCTGATGCCCTCATCACGCTGTTGAACACCAGCAGGTTGATGCCCAGTGTCTCCTGCCTGCTCGTGATAATGTCGGCTCTTTCTGCTGCCTGCGCCTGCTCACGGTAGTAGCTGATTCTCTGTGTGGGTTGGCCGCTCGCGTTGATGTACTTGATGATCGCGCCGCTGATCTCCTGGTCTGACTCTGCGGCAGCGACAGAGGTCGCCAGATCGCTTGGAATCGTGCCGCGATAGCCAGCGATGCTCGCCGCTACCTTTCGAGAGAGGTCCGAGTTCGACTGGGCAGCTGTGCCCTCGTCGGAAGTGACGTAAGTGCTCGATCCGGAGAGTGAAGTCACCATTCGCAGGTTGATCCCGTCGCCCGAGATCTGGATCCGCTGGAACTTTGTGGAGGTCACGCTGTCCTCCACATGGAGGTAGCCCTGCTCCACGAGGGTCATCAATGAGTTGCTGCTGAGGTAGGCGGACACCTCGGACAGAGTCGCAGCCTCGTACTCCGCGAACGGCTTCTTGAAGCTGAGAGCGATGTAGCGGGATCGCGCCTCATCCTCAGACGGAACGCCGTTAGTTGCCGCAAATCCCGGTGTGATGAAGCCCTCCCCGCCCGTGAACTCAACCCGCTCATTCTTGACAAAGTAGTTGTAGACGAACGTCCCCTTGCAAAGCTGGGGCTCAGGGGCATCCACTGAGGCGAGAGGATCCGAAGAGAATACTTTTGCCCGTGCACCTGACGTGCTTGTCTCAAACAGGGCAGTGGTCTCAGCCATGACTCAGATTCCTCATTGATCGCGCCGTGTATTGTACAGAGGATCGAACCAACTGCATCCTTCTACTTAGACCAACATGTCAACAATCAGCATCGACAAGCTGCGTCAGGATGGAAGAACACTTCTCCTGAGCACACAGAAGCGCTTCATCTCTGGCAGCGGAGGAGTGACTGGGTCTGAGACCCTGGGTGCAAGGCACTCCAGCTGCCTTCGGGACATGGGCGACTACTCCACAGTCGTGAATTTCAACGACTCCTCAGTCACAGTCACACTCGACAACATCCTGCTGAAGATGTCATCATCCCGTGCGACACAGACTGATGTCAGCAACTTCGCCAACGCCTACCTCGACTCTGCGAGGACACTCACGCGTGAGGACCAGCGAGGAACAATCGTCTTCTCGCCGAAAGTCTACAGCTTCGACCCAGCGGCCGGAGACGATGTCCTCGAAAGTGAGTACACACTCAAGAAGTATGTGAGGAGGACCATCTCGGGCTCTCTAGTGCCGTACTACGTGTCAGAGAACCAGGGCAGGTATTTTGCCGTAGGAAACTACTTCTCTCTGAACTTCTACACAGGCTCAGATGTGCGGAGCGACACGGCGATCGCCTTTCCCGACTTTGGCGACAGCAGGTCGTACCGGGTCACAAGGGGTCTGACAGTCGACCTTCACATCAACCCCCGGTACACATCAGACAGTGTGGGTGCGAGCTTCAACGCTGGGTCGATCCTTCACCTTCCGGGATGCTACGCCCTGTCACTCGTGACTGGGTCGAGCAGGGGCCCAGATGGACTGCCTGATGCATACAGGCTCGTTCTCGCACTGACACACAGTGCCGATGTGAATCCCCAGACGATTGACCTCACTGCATCAAACGGCACACGGGTGGGAGCGCAGCAGTACATCTTCGTCAGCGATGACAACGCGCTGGCAAGGAACACATGGAACCATGTGTCCGTCACTTGGTCGTCCCAGACAAACAACGGATCGGGTGTCTTCTACGTCAACGGGCAGGAAAGCGGAAAGTTCAGCATCACACTTCCCACCATCGCCAGGAGCACAGCACCGGGTGCGCTGATTGTGGGCAACCATGTCTCAAGCTCGGCGGATGTCGGAAGGCTGTTCAATATAGCTGCTGCCAACGCGGAGGGTCTGCTCCCCAACAGTTCCTACGCGTCAGGCGACCCCGCGCTCAGCCTCCTGTGCCCGCTGAACGCTGAGATTCACTCACTGCGAGTCTACTCTCGAGCGATTTCTCCCGAGGAGCGAGTCCAGAACGAGCTTGAGGACACACGACATGACGTCGACGGTCTCCTCCTCTATGTGCCGCCCATCTTCCTTCATGAGAGCCCGACCAGGCTTGCACCCGTGTCGATGTTCGACAAGCGGCTGATGTCCACCAGCAGTCCGGTCAACATCGACCTGATGTTCGGCTGTGGCGGCAGGGACACGAACGTGGAGAACTTCGTCAGGAACCTGACCCTGTTTGGGAGCGAGGCGACCTACCCGCGGCTCTTCAATCTGACGTCCTCCCTTCCGAGTTCCTATCCGGATAGTGAGAGGAACTTTAATACGATCTACTACTACAACATGATCAACAGGAAGCGGAATCTCACTGTCCTGCCCTGCGACGACGGGCTGTTCAGGCCCACCTATTCCTGCATCGGCTCTCTCTCTGCCCCCGCGCAGGACCTGTTCAAGTCGTATGGGGGAGGACTTGACTACGCTCAGATAGACCTGACGGGAATGGTCGAGCCCTACCCCGCCACTTCTCCCATACCTGTGTGCGGGACTCGAAAGGATCCGGGCGGAGAGAGCCTGCTGAAGGACGGTGGTGGTTACTACCACGTCCAGTATGAGGACCAGGAGGAGTACTTCATCTTTGGATCTCTGATTGACGTCTCCACCATCCACTACGGTCACAAGATCAAGCCGACATCCTTCCAAGTCAGCGATCCTGCGATCACTGGATCCTGTAGGAAGGTGGCAATCACCTACAAGGACGATGGAAGGAACGGCCTGTATCGGGCGAACTCCGAGACAGCTCACGCCCGATGGAACACACAGGGTCTCATGTACAGCAACGAGGGTGTGGGCCTCATCCTCTCACCCACCGTTCCGTTCTTCGGGAAGCACGCCTGGGATATGAAGTTCGAAACTGACTCCAGCATCCACGTCCTCACCCTTGATGTGGTGGTTCCTCCCTACGTCGCCAACGTGTCCCAGAATCCCACCTATAAGAGCTTCCCGCCGACGACGTCCTCCGACGACACCGGATCCAACTTCGTCTACATTGACACCATCAACCTCCACGACAACAATCTGAACGTGGTGGCACGGGCCACCCTCGCCCAACCCATCTTCAAGCGGCCCGACGAGAAGTTCCTCTTCAGGCTCAAATTGGACTTCTAATGAGGATCCTCGGCCTGGACGTCTCCACGAGCAAGACGGGTTGGTGCCTGATGGACAGCAATGGCAGCCTTGAGAAGATGGGCTGTGTGGACCTGACATCCGCACACGACCTGTTCGAGAAAGCAGAGATCCTGATCAAGGCGATCATGGAAGAGACAGCGCACCTCAGAGAGGACTACGAGGTCGTGATTGAGGAGCCCCTCCTGAGCTTTGCCAGGGGAATGTCCTCCGCGTCGACGCTTCTCACTCTCAACAGATTCAATGGGATGGTCACATACGCCTGCTGGCGCGACCTCAGGATCAAGCCTCGTCACCTCAATGTCATCTTTGCCCGACGCAGTCTCGGGATCAAGAAGAACAAGGGAGAGAACATCAAGGACGTGGTGATGACCTGGGTGGCAGGAGACGTTGCTGACTACGTCTGGCCGACAAAGGTGATCGCGAGAGGCAAGAGAAAGGGTGAGACTGTCTTTGAGCCCTACTGCTACGACGTCGCGGATGCGTACGTGATGGCGAAGGCAGCGCACGGCGGACGTGTAAAGTCAAGGGTGAGCGTCTAAGATCTCGAGCATGATCACAGCTACCGACAAGATTCGTCAGATCAAGGCGATCTTCGGCGGGGGGAGTCTTGACGTACGTGGCACCAACATTGCTGTTGCGTGCCCAGCCTGCGGAGGCAAGTCGAGCAAGAAGAAGCTCTCCATCCACTTGGAGACAGGCAGGTGCCACTGCTGGGTGTGTGGCCTCCGCTCGAGCCGCGTCTCATCCATCATCTACAAGCACATCTCACGAGACGTGGCTGCGGAATACCGGCAGCAGTGTGAAGGCGGCGGCAGGCAGCTGGACGACGAGGACGAGGACAAGGAGCAGGCGCCTCCTCCCTTGCAGTTGCCGGAGGACTTTACACCCATCTTCTCTCGGTCCTCCGAGAGAAATCCAGATGCCAGGGCAGCCGCCCGCTATCTGGTCCAGCGTGGCTTCTCTGTCGATGACATCATCCGCTTTCGTCTGGGAGTCGCGCAGTCAGTCAGGCGACGGGTAGTGATCCCGTCCTTCGATGCTGAGGGTGGGCTGAACTTCTTCACCTCCCGTGCGATCGATCCTGACACCACTCTTCGCTACGCCAACTGCAGGGTCAAGAAGACAGACATTGTCTTCAATGAGTTGAACATCGATTGGAAGCGTCCCCTCACCGTCGTAGAGGGACCTTTTGACCTAATGCGATGCCCAGACAACTCGACCTGCGTCCTGGGTTCTAGCTTGGGAATGGGTCACCTCCTCTTCCAGCGGATCGTCACTCACAGGACACCGGTCGTGCTCGCTCTAGATTCAGACATGAAAGCGAAGGCCCAGCGGATCGCAGAGCTTCTCTACTCCTACGACTGTGACGTTCGGATCGCAGAGTCTCCCAGAGAGGGAAAGGACATGGGCGACCTCACCTACGCCACAGCGTTAGAGATCATTGACCGAGCGCAGCGCTGGAGGCCGCTCGACAAGCTACTCTTCTCCATCTCAAACATCCGGAGCGGTTCCACAATATGAGCCTCAAGATTGCACACGTAAGTGACATCCACATCCGCGGACTCCAGCGACACGAAGAGTACAGAAAGGCGTTTGACTCCTTCTTCGCTCGATGCAGAGAGCTCCAGGTCGACGCGATCTTTGTGGGCGGAGATATCTGGCACACGAAGACACAGGGAATCACGCCCGAGGCCGTGCAGCTCATCACACACTTCTTCAGGACAGCATCAGAGATCGCTCACGTCTACGTGACACTGGGCAACCACGACGGCATCCTGAGCAACTCCTCACGCCTCGATGCGATCAGCCCCATTCTCACGGCGATCGGATCAGGCTCGACGCACCCCATCATCCTGTGCAAGAAGTCGGGCGTCTACCCGATGCACGATCCCGCGTACAACCTCTGCGTCTTCTCCTGCTTCGACGAGGAGGGATGGTCGAACGTCAAGCCGGAGGAGGGGAAGGTCAACATAGCGGCCTTCCACGGCGGCATCGCTGGGTGCCTTCTCGACTCTGACATGGCGTACGAGTCAGACACATCCCTCGACCTCTTCACTGGCTACGACATCGCCCTGCTGGGTGACATTCACAGGATGCAGTTCCTGGACCAACGGGAGGTGTGTCTCCGGATCCCACCCGCAGACCTCCACAGGCATCCCGGATCCCGTGTGATCGGAGAGCGAGATGGGCTCCTGGAGGTCACAGTGCAGATGCCCTGGGTGGGATACAGCGGTGGTCTCCTCCAGCAGAACTTCGGTGAGGCCCTTCCGAAGGGATTCCTGGTCTGGGAGGTCTTTGGCCCGAACAGCCACCGAGTGTGGTTCGAGGAAGTTGAGACACCCGACCCGTACATCACTGTCAAGTGGCAAAAGAATATCACGACAACGCTCGCCGCGTCTGGGATCCAGCAAGGCGCCAGAATCAGGCTGGTCTGTGACGACACCTGCACGCCGCAGGATGAGAGACAGCTCCAGTCTGAGATGCGGCTCTCGCACGGGATCAGGGAGTTCGTCTCCAAGCGTGAGCGGAAGGACTCTGCGATCCTTGTCACAGACGTAGTGAGCGAGGATCTTCACTCACCCGACACGCACGTCAAGCTGATCAAGGAGCTGGTGGGCCCCACCACACACACTGATGAGGAGTGGGAGCTGGTGCAGGGAATCGTCTACAAGGCCCTGGATGATGCAGGAGAACGGTCGGAAGACGCCAGGGGTGTTACCTGGACCATCAAGTCGCTGGAGTTCGACGACCTCTTTACCTACGCCGGCAGCAACTCTATTGACTTCTCAGAGATGAAGGGCGTGACAGGCATCTTCGGTCCCAACAGGATCGGCAAGTCCTCCATCATCGGTGCCATGGTGTACTGCATGTTCAACACGACCGATCGTGGGTCGATGAAGAACATCCACGTCATTCGGTCGGGGCAGCAGTCCTGCCGAGCAAAGATGGACATCTCTGTCGGAGATCGGCAGATCCAGATCGAGAGGGAATCCACTCTCAAGCACGAAAGGAGTGGACGTGTCTGGGCTCCCACCTCTCTCACCCTGATGGAAAAAACCGACAACGCGTCGGGAGAGCAGAGGTCTGACACTGAGAAGACCATCCGAAGGACGATCGGCACGGCTGAGGACTTTTTCATGACCGCGCTCTCAGCGCAAGGGACCATGAACAGGTTCATCGATGAGGGTGCCACCTCCCGCAAGACATACCTCGGAAGATTCCTCGACCTGGACATCTTCGATCGTGTCCTCGAGGCGATCAAGCCTGAGGCAAACGCAGTCAAGAGCAGGCTCAAGCTCCTGCCTGATCGGGACTGGTCCGCCCTGATCACGGCCGCTGAGCAGGCCCAGCAGGCCCTCCTCGACGAGATCGACCAGATCGATCAGGAGGTTGCTGGCCTCCACAAGGCCCGATCCGATGTCCAGACACAGATCGTGTCAGAGTCTGGGTCACAGGTGGTGACCGAGGAGGACGTCACACGACTGACAGGCATGTCTGCCAGACGAAAGAAAGAGCATGATGAGGACCTGACACGGGAATCAGCTGCTGTGGCCAGGATCGAGGCAGCACAGAGGAAGATCGACGCGATCGAGTCGCTCAAGAAGGCGACAGACATTGAAAGCCTCAGGTCCCAGCTCAAGTCGCAGAGAGATCTCGAGAAGCAGATCAACGACCTCACCGCTACCGTGCGCCTGGAGAGGGTCAGCCTCAGCACCGCAGCAGGCGATGTTGAGGTCCTCAGCCAGATTCCGTGCGGTGACTCACATCCCACGTGCAAGTTCATCAAGCGCTCCTTTGAGTCCCGCGACAAGCTCTCCGACCTGGAAGCAGCTGTGTCAAAGGCTGAGGTCAGCCTGGATGGGTGCAAGAAGGCGTACACGATGGTGTCAACCCTTGGGACGGAAGCCAAGATCACCAGCTACACGTCAGCAGTCGCACGTGAGTCAGACGTCCTGAGTGCACTCAAGACGGCCAAGGAGGAGCGTGCCACAGCTTTGGTCTCCTGCAAGCGGTCGAAGGAGGCACACGAGGCTGCACAGGTCGCGCTGGACGAGGCGGTCAAGAAGGCGTCTGAGGAGACCTCACGCGCATTTCAGACGCTTCGTGACGAGCTCGATGGAATCAACAGACAGATCGACAAGCTGGGACTGCTGCGCGGAGACAAGAACGCGGGTCTGGTCAAGCGACAGCTGGAGGTGGAGGGCCTCCTCACAGCGCAGTCAGAGTTCAAGGTCCTCAAGCGTCAGTGGCGAGTCTACGAGACGTTGGTCAGCTCGTACGCCAAGAAGGGCCTCCCCAGCCAGATCCTCGACAAGCTCCTTCCCGCAATCAACGCGGAGCTGAGCAGCATCCTCAGCGACGTTGTGTCCTTCCAAGTGCAGCTGGAGATAGACCAGGAGACCAACTCACTGGAGATCTACATCGACTACGGTGACAGTCGACGGATCGTGGAGCTCGGATCCGGGATGGAGAAGATGATCTCCTCGTTGGCTATCAGGGTCGCCCTCACCAGGATCACGACCCTCCCCAAGCCGGACTTCATCGTGATCGACGAGGGATTCGGCTCTCTGGACGAGACGCAGCTCGCCGCGTGCATCAACCTCATCAGGTCCCTGAGACGAATCTACAGGTTCATCCTTGTCATCTCACACGTCGACGGTGTCAAGGACGCGGTCGATCAGGTGATCGAGATCACGCAGGTGGGCGGCGCCTCGAGAGTGGTGGCATGATCCCACTCTTCTGCCCGGTCTGCAGGAGGGCGATGTCCAGCCCGCACGACCCCGACCAGTTTCGCCTCCACGGGTGCTGCGACGAGTGCGCTGTCAACTTCGCAGAGGTGAGGAGAAAGGATTGGACGGATGGATGGCGGCCGAGCGTGGATGAGGCCAGAGGAGGAAGGCCCACCAGTGAGCGGAAGGAGGAAGCGTAGCCTCCTTTCGATGGGGCAACTGCCACATCACGGAGTCTGGTCGGGGAAGAGCGTCGTCCAGTAATACTTAGAGAATGCTCAGCATCAACGACATCAATGTTCTCGGATCCCTGATCGACGTCACCTTTGGACGACAGTCATCCCAGTCAGGGAGCACTGCAGTCCGAACTAAGCTTGTCGGAGAGAAGCTCCTCATCACCTACCACGAGGTGGTGAACATCGCGAAGGATCAGGACAAGCACCAGCAGCTGGAGCCTGTCCGCGATCGGGCGAAGAAGTGTGTCAAGGAGCACCTGAAGTTCGTCGAGAAGGAGTTCTCAAAGGCCGCAAAGAAGAAGCTTTCGACCAAGTTTCTCACTGATAACGCGGAGCTTGAGGCGCTGGGCTACAACTTCAACAGCCCGGTGCTGCCCTCTCTGTACAGGTTCACGTCGACCTACACGGTCGAGTAATGGGAACCAGCCCAGCCGTAGTACCCAAGAAGAAGCAGGTAGAGGAGATCATCCGATGCGGCCGAGATCCAATCTACTTCTTCAACACCTACTGTAAGATCCAGCACCCGACGAAGGGCCTCCTGCCCTTCAGGACGTTCCCATTCCAGGACGACTGCGTCGTACAGTTCAGGAAGCACAGGTTCAACATCGTGGTCAAGTCCCGTCAGCTGGGACTGTCGACCACCACTGCCGCGTACGCGACCTGGATGGCGCTCTATCAGAAAGAGAAGAACATCCTCATCATCGCGACCAAGCTTGCTGTCGCGCAGACGTTCATCAGGAAGGTGAAGACCATCCTGAACAACATGCCTCCCTGGCTCATCCTCCCGCAGATCACTGTCAATAACAAGCAGCAGATCGAGTTCAGCAACGGCTCGTCCATCAAGGCGATTCCCACCTCTGAGGACGCTGGCCGCTCCGAGTCTTTGACACTCCTCATCATCGACGAGGCGGCGTTCGTAAGGAACTTCGACGAGATCTGGACGGGAATCGGCCCCACACTCACCACCGGTGGACAGGCGATCCTCCTCTCCACGCCCAACGGTGTCGGAGGCCAGTTCTACAAGCTGTACTCTGACGCGGAGTCCTGTGTCAACGAGTTCAATCATGTCAAGCTCCCGTGGACGGTGCACCCGGAGCACGATCAGGAGTGGTTCGAGAAGGAGTCCAAGAACTACTCGGAGCGGCAGATCGCTCAAGAGTTCCTGTGCGACTTTGCGGCGTCAGGTGAGACCTTCCTCACAGACGCGGACATCTCCTGGGTGAACGGGATGACTCGGCCTCCGGTGATGAGGGGAGGTCCAGACATGAACGTCTGGGTCTGGAAGATCCCCCTGTCGGAGCACAAGTACATCCTCACGGGAGACGTGGCCCGCGGCGACTCGTCGGACTACTCCACCTTCCACATAGTGGACTGCATGACGGGCGAGGTCGTGGCTGAGTACCGCGGGAAGATCCCGCCGGATCGCCTGGCGGAGCTGATCAACGAGTGGGGCCTCAAGTACAACAAGGCAATCGTCTGCCCGGAGAACAACTCCTACGGGTACGCGTGCCTGCTTCGCCTCAAGGACCTGGACTACCCGCGGATCTACACGCAGGGTGCCAAGGTCGCATTGATCGGCGACTACGTCCAGTCGCTCGACCTCGCGCACGCGGGGTTCGCCACCACCGGCAAGACCAGGACCCTCATCCTGACGAAGCTGGAGGAGCTGATCAGAAACCGTCAGCTGGTGTCGTACTCCACACGCTTCTACCAGGAGCTGAAGACCTTCGTCTGGTCGAACAACAGCAAGGCAGAGGCGATGAAGGGGCACAATGACGACCTCGTCATGTCCCTCGCGATCGGCGCGTGGCTGTACGACGTCAACTCGGAGTACAGCCGAAGTGCGGTGAACCTCAACACAGTGATGTTCAGCTCCATGAAGAGGACGGCAGGATCAACGGCCGGACTGCTGCCTGGACAGACTCAAAACATCTACACGTCTGCACAGCTCGCCTCTCATCCCGCTGGGGACATGCGCATGGTTGCAGACCTCAGGTCGGGAAAGATCCACCAGGATCTCGTCTGGCTGTTCAAGTAGCTGCCTACAATAGGCGCGCGGAGACGTAATGGCAAAGGACTCGAATCCTAATCTCTTCTCGCGGCTGACAAGCCTCTTTAGAAGCGGCCCAGTCATCAAGAGGACCGTCAAGGACTTCAAGGCCCAGACGGGTCCCGGGCAGTCGCTGTCCGCGTACGAGATGTTCCGGAAGAACCACAGCTCCGCGTACAGCAGCGCGATGAGTGCCTACGGGACATACGATCGTCTCGCCAGGTACAGCGACTTCTCGGAGATGGACTACTACCCCGAGATCAACAGCGCCCTGGACATCTACTCTGAGGAGGTCGCGTCACCCGGTGTGGATGGCCTGATCCTCTCCATTTACTCGGAGAACAAGGACATCGAGCGGCTCCTCAACGAGCTGCTCTTCGACACTCTCAACGTCAACTTCAACCTGACTGCGTGGGTGAGAAACCTTTGTAAGTACGGCGATTTTGTACTTTTTAATGACGTCCACCCAGGAAACGGCGTGAGAAACGTCATTCCCATCCCAGTGAACGAGATCGAGCGGGAGGAGAACTACGACCCCAAGGACCCGATGGCGGTCCGGTACCGCTGGATCACACAGGGCAACACGCCCCTCGAGAACTGGCAGGTGACCCACTTCCGCCTCCTCGGGAACGACGCCTTCCTTCCGTACGGGTCATCTGTGCTGGAGGGCGCGCGTCGCGTGTGGAGGCAGCTGGTCCTCGCCGAGGACGCGATGCTGGTGTATCGCGTTGTGAGATCACCTGATCGCCGCGTGTTCTACATCGACGTCGGCAACGTGCCTCCCGAGGAGGTGCCGATGTACATGGAGCAGGCGCAGGCGGCGCTCAAGAAAAGCCAGGTGGTGGACAAGAACACAGGGCGCGTTGATATGCGCTACAATCCGATGTGTAACTCGCTTAACACGTCGATCAAGCTTCAAGATGGTCGGATGACATCACTCGGTGATTTCATCAAGGAGTGGGAGGGCGGAAAGCAGGACCAGTGGGTCTACTCTGTGGACCTTGATGGAAAGCGTCTTGTCCCGGGAAAGGTCGTATGGGCCGGCGTCACTCGTCGCGACGCAGAGATGGTGAGAGTGCACATCGATAGCGGAGTGTACTTTGACTGCACGCCCGACCACAGGTTCATGCTGAGAGATGGATCCTATCGTGAGGCTTCACAGCTCCAGCCGGACGATGCTCTCATGCCCTTGTATTCGAAGACGTCAGCTGCTGAAGACGGCAGCAAGCTGACGGGGTACGAGAAGATCTACGATCCTTTTGCTCAGACATACAGCTACACACACCGATGCAACGTCACTGCAACTGCAGGCTTTGATGCAATAGTCGGAAAGGTTATTCACCACGCAGACTTTGACAAGAGGAACAACAACCCGGAAAACCTTGCTCCCATGACCTGGAAAGATCATCACGATCTCCACGGAAACATGATTGTTGAGTACAACAAGTCAGACAGGGGAAGGGCAAACTCTCGTAGTCGGATGAAAAAGACATGGGAGAGCGGAAAGATCGAGGCAAAGACCTTCGTCGATCTGTGGAAGAGAGACGACATCAGACAGAAGAGAGTGGAGAAGCTTTCTCTTCGTGTAGATGCGATGTTCATTGATCACTGCATGACAGCGCTCGACAAGCTCGGGACTGGCATTTCCACACGAGAGTGTGATCTGATCAGCGAGCTCAACAGCAGCAAAGAGTTCGCCTCTTACCTCCAGGCACTCAATCCAGACTTCAAGAACGGATTCAATGACAGAGTCACGAGGAGCTCCCTCCAGAAACACCTCCGGATGTTCGGCTTCAAAAAGCCGATCGAAGATCTTAAGCGGAAGTGGCTGCTCAGCAGGGTTGGGACAGATCAGCTGGTCAAGTTCTGCGAGGCACGAAGAGGTCAGGTAAAGCGTCAGGACATCCTGCGCCACTTTAACATGAACAGGTCTTCCTACCAGTGGCTTGCTTCGCAAGCATGTGGGACCTTCCAGGCGTTCAACCAGCAATATGTTCAGCGCGCTGCCGATTCTGAGCACATCGGCTACATGAATCACAAGGTTGTCCGCGTCGAAAAACTTGAGGCGCGTGAGGACACGGGCTGCATTACCGTGGAGAAGTATCACAACTTTGCAGCAGGACCTGCACTTCATCTTCATAATGAAGACAT